AACCTTTCTCAACTCTCCACTCTCCTCCCCCCACACTGATATGATACTCCTGATTGACTTGGCCACCATGGCCGTCATGCACCCCGGCGGCATACCGGTCACCGACCTGTCCCTGGTGCGCGGCGATAAGCTGCCCCTGCGCATCACTCTGCTGGATGAGGGCACTCCGGTGACTCCCTCCGGCACAAGGCCGGCGCTGGCCGTCAAGACCGCCCTGGGTGACGATACCCTGGTCCTGGCCGCCACCAACCTGGAGCCGGTCGACGACGCTCTGGGGCTGGCTTATGTTGGCAGCTTGTCGGTCAACACGACTCAGTTGATCGCAGCCATGGGCAGCGCCGATCGCATCGACCTGGTCGCGGAGGTGGTCATTATTGACGGAGACGGCTCCCAGCGCACCTCATCCCTGATCAAGGTAAGAGTGCGCCAGGATATCATGCCGGCAGACGTCGTCCCTCCAGATGACGTCATCGTCAACTGGGAGGAGATGGTGGCCGCATCCCTGGCCAACCAGCTGCCAGACGCCTTGCACAACGCCGGCATGTATGTCACTCCGGCCAGCGGCACGGCATCCATGTCGCCTCCCGGCTATGACCAGGACCAGACCGTGGCATGGTCATGGGCTCGGTTTATATTTGGCGATGACCTCTTGACCGGTTATGTCGGATCGATCTGCAAGGTGCGTGACGTGTACATGTGGGCAGTCCTCGGCACGACGGACACCACACCGCGCTGGCTGGACATCTGGCGACGTGCTCCGGGCGGGGACTGGGTATTGGCGGCACGATCCAGCCAGGCCGTAGCATCTAGCACTGACGTGGACTTGTACATGTGGGGGATGATTGGCGATACGGAGATTGTGATCGGGGATGAGGTGGCGCTGCATGTCTATGGTGGCACACCGGAGGCGCCAGTGGAGCTGCCCCTGTCCATCGCCCGCCAGATGGTGACGGCGGCTGATGGGCGCGGCATAGCGTCTGCGCTGGACGGACCGATTACCGATGCCACCGTCATGCCCGCAGTGATGTTGTCCTGCACTTATCAGGACGGCGTCAGCGTGGGAGGGGTTAATCTGGCCACCCGCGCCGAGGTGCAGCGGTTGACGGATTATGCTGCCGCTACCAGCAAGCAGACATACCAGGATGCCCGCGCATCCGAGGCGGCCAGGGACGCGGCCCAGGAGATTGCCGAGGGTCTGGCCATCACTGTTGGCACGGTCACGACGGGCGAGCCAGGCAGCCAGGCAACCGCCTCCCTGACACCCGGCAGCACGCCGGGATCGTGGCAACTGGATATGACCATACCGCGCGGGGACGTGGGCGCTGTGGACACCTCCAAATCCTACACATGGACACAGCCACAGGTATTTGATGCCACCGTCACGGCATCCAGGGGCGTGCGCGTGCCTCTTCCCGCCACGGCCCAGGAGGCGCTATCCTATGAGGCACTGCTAGAGCAGCAGGCCGCGGATAATTGGCGGCGGATGAACTACTACATGGAAACGCTGATCCCGTCATGGGTGACAACACTGGTGCGGCAGATGCAGATGTCCGACGCTTATAATGTAGTCACGGCAAACGCATCCTCTAAGGAGGCGGTGTATACCAACGATCTGCACGATTTTTTGATTACCATGACGCCCTCCGCCGGTGTGTCTTTGATTGGCCGATCTACAGGCGCGTGGAAATTTGCCAATTACATGGGAGATCATAACAATAGTGCTTATGCCGCCGCCGTTGTA